TAAATAATTTATCAACTAGTTCAGCACCATTTTCTAATAAATCTTCTAATACATTTATAAGTTCATAATAATGATAGGAATTAACATTATTCATAACATCTGATGTGATTTTATACATTATTAAATCTAATGGTCTTCTTTTAGTATAATAATTCATTTTATTAACATCAGCACCATTTTCTATTAATTTTTGTGCTAATAAAAATAATCTTTCTTCAATTGCCAAATTTAATAAATAATCACCATTAGAAATTATATTTGGGTCACCACCATTTTTATGATATTTTTCTATTTTTTTAATCATATCGTATTCTGAATTAATATCTTCAATTAAATTATCATATGTATTTAATGATTGATTTTCTTCATTAAATTGTTTCCATTTTTTAATCATTTTTTTAATCATTTTTCTAATTATTTTTTCATATTTATTTAAAATCCTTCCAAGAATATGCACTTAATTCTACTGGTGTTGTATCTATATAAAGTAAATCCTCTAAATACTTTCTAATAGCCTTTTTAATGCTTGTCTTAGTCAATCTTTTAATTTTTATACTTTCACTATGTTTAATTTGTTTCAGTGTAAGAGAGAGTAAATTTTTAATTATTTTCATTATATTATCTATATACAAATTTTCATTTTCACCATGTATTGATGCAACTTTAATATCATCAATATAAAATTCTTTATAGTATTTATTATTATTTAATATTTTAACTTTAAAATTTCCATTAACTAAATCAGATAATGTTATTTTTTCAAAATCATTAAATTTTGTTATCATATATTATTTAATGTTATTTTTCATATATTGATTTTAACTAATAAATTTTTCATATTCTTTTAATCTTCTTATTCTAAGACCTGGAAATTTTTTATCATTTATTCTGAATGTTTTTATAAGTTCAGCAGTTTTTTGATAATTTCCTTTTTTTAATTCTTGTATAAAATCTGATTTTAACATACCAGAAACACCAGAATTATATATTATAGATATTAATGCATCATATTGATTTTGTGTTAATTTAATATCAATGCCTTTATTTTTCCATCTTTTCCATAATCTTTTCAAACCAGATGCTTTTTTATTAACATCTTTATGAAATAATCTATTAGCTTCTTCTTTAGTAATAGTGTCACCAATTTTATATTTAGAACTTGAAACTCTTTCTGCATGACCATATCCAATAGTAATCATACCATCTCCAATACTATATGCAGTTAAACTTAATTTTTCTTCATCTCGAATCATATCCCAACCAGATTGTGATAAATGTAATTCAGATATATCTTTATATGCAGAATTTTTTAATGTGTCTTCAAAATTGGTCTCTAAATTATTAATTTTATCAGAAAGAATGATATCATCATTTGGATTTTCTTTTTGTTTTTCTAATTCATCTAAGAATTCTTTCATATTATCATCTTCAATGTCATTCTTTATTTCTGGTGATGATATTAATTCTTTAATTTCTGCAACTGAATAAATAGTTAATAAACTAATTAAAACTATTTTAATAGTTTTCTTAGATACTCTTTCTTTTAATTTATTAAAAATGTTTTTAATATTCATACTTAATCCTTCATTTAAATTTGTTTCAATGAAACTATTATAATTTTTCAATTTTTTATGATTTAGTTTTGTTTATATATTAAAAATTTGATTTAGTTTTTTTATATATAAAATATGATAACTAAATTTGAAATATTAAAAATATTAGAAAAAAAATCACATAATATTTTTGTGATAAAATCACATAAAATTGAAGATTTATTTGATTATGTTAATGATGATAATGAGATAAATTTTTTAGATAGTGATAATTGTAGTATTTTATATCATAGTTTATATAATTACAATAGAAATGATAAAATATTAGATTTTTTAGAATTATTAAAAAAGAAAAAATTTGATTTTAGTATAGATGATGAAATGTTTTTATTTGATTTAATTAACAATATAAATATTCAATCATCAAATATTGATTTATTTTTATTTCTTATTAATAATTTAAATGCTACAAAATATTATTTATTCCAATTTATGAATGCTGTATATTTTAAAAATAATCCATTTTTTAAGAATACAATAAATAATAAAAAAAGTGCTACTATTATATTTAATAATTTATTAAAAATAAATCTTTTTAATGAAAAAGATTTCTATTTACGAATTAATCAAAGTTCTAATGTAAGTCTTGGATATAATTTAATTGAAATTATATATGATTATGATAAAAAATTATTAAATAATATTGCATCTAAACTAACTAATTATGGAGTTATTGAGCTAATTGAAGATTCTAAAATATCCAATTTTTATAAAAAACAATTAGAAATTAAAAAATTTAAGATATAAAAAATTTAATTTTTCAGATATATCATCATTGTATTTTATTCTAAATAACGTCATATTATTTTTTAAACAATAATCTGTTTTTATTTTATCATGTAAAATAATTTTATTGTATGCATTTTCACCAAAAAAATCAACAATTTCAAAATGTTGAATACCATCATATTCAATACATAAATTATAATCAGGTAAATAAAAATCAAATGGTAATTCTCTTTTATCTTTACAATTAGTAAATTTTTTTTGAGATTCATAATTAATATGATAATAATCTAAAAAATTTTCTATTTTTCTTTCTCCTTGACTTAATCTACATTTAGGACAACCTCTACCACTTAAATGACCTTCAGGGGATTGATAAAATATACCATGTTTTTCACATTTAATTTTAATTTTATCATGTGAATGTTTATAATCTACAAATGTATAATCATATTTATTTTTATGAATTTCTTTTGCTTTTTTAATAAATTCAAATGTATTTGATATGTTTTTACCACATATTTGACATCCATGATTTTGTAAATGAATATATGGTTTTTGTTCAAAAACACCATGCATTGGACATATAATTTTCACTTTTGTTTTTCTATTAATATATTTGACTAAAGAATAATCATATTTATTTTTATGAATTTTTTTAGCTTTTTTAATAAACTCATTTTTATATTTTTCTCTTTTTTTGTCAATCATGCATTTAGGACAACCTTGACCATTTAAATGATGATCAGCACGAATAGTAAATACACCATGTTTTGAACAAAAAACATTAATCATAGATTTAGAATTTTCAACAATTGTGTTGGAATAATCATAATCATGTATTTTTTTAATTTTTTCTATATAATTCATTTTATGAAAAATGTTTTTAAAGAAAAAATGTCAAGTAAATTGTGCTTTTTACTTGACATTTTTAATTTAAAATTTAGGCATTGATGGTGGCTTAAAATTATTCATATTTGGCATTTTAGGCATTTTACTCATCATATTATTTTGTTGTTCTTGTTGTTGTTCTTGTTGTTGTGAATTATTTTCATTTTCAGATTTATTTCTTTCATTTAAAATTGAAATCCATTCTTCAAATTCCCAATAACTCATTCGATCAATTTCTGTTGGTTGCATATTTTTCTGCCACCAAAATTCAAATTTATTTTTAATTAAAGTACTCAAATGGATTTGAAACAATGAAAAGACTTGATGCTCCGTTGGGAAATGTCATATCTGTGTGAACCTCCTGATCACACTCTGGACAATTCATTTTTAACCCTTTTAATCCAAAAACCATTTTATCAACAGCATGATTTAAAATTTGAAATGTTTTCATATCTAATCTTTTATATTCATCTTCTTTTGCTTTTATACCATCATCAGTAATAGTTACTCTATCATATAATAAAAATGGAATTATTTTTAAGAACGAAACATTTGGATTTTTCTTTTCATTTACTTTAGTTTTAATATTATCATAAAAAACTTCTTGTATTCCAATTGTTGGAGGTGCCATTTTATAACTTACATTATCAACATTAAATTCAAAATATCTACCTTCTTTATTATAAAACTTTTTTATTTCTTCAGGTATCTCATGATTTTCAAATGTTTTTGGTGATTTTGAATTAGCAGTTGCTCTAAATGGTATAGAAAATTCATGACTACAAAATTCACATTGAACATCTTTTGCTAAACTATTACCTGATTGAAAAGTTAATTCTCGTATCATAAATATTATTTGTAATCTATCTCCATCTCTTAAATCTTTATAACTTCCTTTTTTACCATTTGGTAATTCAATTCTAACACAACTTGATAATAATTGATTCATTTTTTCTGTTACATCTAAAAAGTTTTTATCATCTACTACTGAATATGCTTGAACTTCATTAACTTTTGCTGATCTAATTTTAATTTTAAAACCTGCGGCATAAAACATTCCTAATGGCAATGATTTTAAATCTACATTTAAATAATCTAAATTATTTGATGATACAGGCATGGAATCTTTTATTTCCGCAACTTCATTACTCATTTCTTCTAAATTAGAAGTTGTTTCTTCTAAAAAAGATTTTAAATATTCTTCTTGATCTTGTTTATTTTTATCTTCACTCATAAAATATATTTGTTTTTCTTTATATATTTTGATAGTTACAGTCAAACATTAGTTTTTTTTATGATTTTTCATATTTTACATATAAAAAATAAATATATACAATATGTTATTAACAAAATTAATTCAAATAAAAATAAATACTAAGAAAGATAGAACTTATCATAAATTAGGATATTATAAAAAAAATGACAGAAAAGATGATATTTTATTAAATATAAAAATTAATGATTTGAAATCTAGTAGTAGAGAACTTGTTCATGTGAGATGTGATATTTGTGGTAATGAAAAAAAAATATCATATTATAAATATCTCAAAAATATAGAAAAATATAATATTTATTCATGTGTAAAATGTTCTTCATTTAAAAATAAATTAACAAAATTAGATAAATATGGTGAGAAAAATTATAATAATAGAGAAAAATTTAAATCAACTTGTTTAGAAAAATATGGTGTGGAAAATCCACAACAAAATCAAGAAATAAGAATTAAAACATTAATTACTAATATGGCAAAATATGGTGGTGTTTCGCCAAGAAGTTCTAAAGAAATACAAAAAAAACAAAAGAAAACTACAATAAAAAAATATGGTAAAAATTATTATTTTAACTGGAGAAAAAATATAAAATTTATATTATTTGATAAATATGGTGATATGAATTATAATAATAGAGAAAAAAACAAAACAACATGTTTAGAAAAATATGGTGTAGAAAATCCAATGTTAAATGATGAGATTAAAAATAAAGCAAAAGAAAAAAGAATAAAAAATGGTTCGTACCACACAAATGAAAGTCGATCTAATTATAAGAATTATTGGTTAGAGGTTAAAAAAACAACAAACAAATACAAAAAAGAATTATTTAATAAATGGAGTGGTTTTGATTATTATGATAATGAATATATTAAGGATAATTTTAATCTAAATTCTGGTAATAAAAATTACCCCACAATTGACCATAAAATATCTGTAAAATATGGATATGATAATAACATTTTACCATCTGAAATCGGTTTCATTAATAATTTATGCATAACAAAAAGAACTATAAATTCTAGAAAAAATCAAAAAAATTATATTGAATTTAAAAAATAAAAAACATTAATAATGGCACAAATTACAATAGAACAATTAATAGACATAGTACAAGCAGAATTAACAGTATCTGGATTATTTCCAAAAACATTACCTAATCAAGAAATATATCGTTTAATCAAAGAACATGCATTAGAATGGTTTTATAAAAATTATCACTATGCAGTTATTAAATCTTACTATTATATGGAACGAAAATGTTTTACTGAAGAAATTTATACAAAATATAGATATTTTGTTTTACCAGATGAAGTAGAATCAATAACAAGAATAGTAAAAATAGATGATCCAAGTTTATTTAGATTGGGAATACAAGCACCACATCTAAGTATAAATCTTGGTGTGACTAATCAGCCTTTTTTAACATCATTTGTCACTACTGCTGGAGATTTAGGAGTTTATAGATCAATTATATCTGCATTTTCTGATGAGATAAATAAAATGAATAAACAAACATTAAAATATGATTTTAATCATCATAATCATAGATTAAATATGTTAACCAATGTTGATACAGATGTTGTTTTAGAAGTTTATTTAAGAATAGAACAAGAAGATTTATTTGATGCACAATTATTTAAAGATTATGTTATTGGTTTAAGTAAAGTTAGATTAGGAGAAACTTTAGGAAGATTTTCTTTTAACATGCCTGGAATGGTTTTTTATGAGTAGATAATATTAAAAAAAAGATTTTTGTTGTTTAGAAGAATTTATAGAACGTTTTGTAACACAAATATTTTCAATTGAATTAATTTCATCTATTGATATATTATTATTAAATCCATAAAAAACAGATATTTTATGATCCAATGTTGGATAATTTTTATCATTCGAGTTCAAATTAATATTATCTTTAATATATTCATTATCATAATAGTCATATCCATTCCAATTTTCTAAAAATTTTGTTCTTATTCGTTTTAAAAAATTATTTGCATATTTTCTATATTCTAAATATTCATTTTTATTTTTATCGGTAATATTATAACCAATTTCTTTTTTAGTTTTTAAAGATTTTTTAATTGATTTCATTTTAATATCATCATTTTTCATAGGATGTTCAACGTGATAAATTTCTAACCATGTTTGTTTTCGTTTTTCTTGTACATCTTTATTTTGTATTGGAAATTTTACTCCATATTTTTTCAAATTTGTTTTCTTTTGTTTTTCAATATTTTTAAAAGTCTCATTATTATATTTTTCTTTGCATGTTTGTTTTCTTTTTTCTATACCAGAATAATTTTCATCATTATGATTTTCTAATTTTGTCATTTTAATTTTAGATTGTGCACAACTTAAAGAACAAACGAAAAATTTTTTATTTTTAATATTTCTATTATAATGTCTATATTGTATTTCTTTTTCTTTACCACATATATCACATTTTGCGTTAATTTTAGTTGTTGAATTCATAGATAAATCAGCAATATCTATAGATATAATATCTCCGACATTACAATTATATTTTTTAACATAAATATTTTTGTTTGATGGAAAAATTTTTATATCTATCTTTTCATTTAAAATCATATTTTTATATATTAAAAATATAATATATAGAATCATGATAACAAAATTTAAAATATTTGAAAATAAAATTAGAAACCGAACGTTTGAAGGCGATATAAGACGTGGTAATTTTAGAAATATTGTAAAAAGAGTGGAAAATAATGAAATAATATATCCATATCATATTGAAACTGCAATATCATCTAGTAAATTACAAATATTTAAATATCTAGTTAATAATTTTAATTTTGAATATGGATCATATGATATAATTGAAAGTGCAATAAAAAAACTTTGTTCTAATGAAAAATTTATAAAAAAATCTTCAAGACTTATTTGGATAACACATATATTAGATAATGAAAAATTTGATTGGTATGATAAA